AATAGCTATGAAGGCGGCCCGGAAAAGTAGCCCCGCGGGTTTTTGCGAGGTCTGGAAGTTGCGACCCGTTTTGCGACCCGGTTTTGCTGGTACGGCTGGGGACTGCGTGGAATTTGCAAGTTCCGGAAATTTGGCAAAATCGGCCTTCCAGGGCTGTCTATTCGTGAAAATGGGACTATATGGGACCGCCCGGGTTCCGTGCTTCGGCTCCGACTACCTCCACAATTCCCCGCTGTAAATCAGCGTTTTAGCAAATTGCGACCCGTTTTGCGACCCGAAAAAGGCGTAAAACGGGCGCTTTTGGTATTCCTGCGCTCGCAAAAATAAACCGGGCGGAGCTTCGCGCCCGGCCCGGCCTGTCAAGAATTAGGCAAATTTACAACCTTCGGAAAAAGGAAGTTATTTTCTTGAACCAGCCGCCCCCGTGTATTTTGAAGTAAAGGAATACAGCCAGGGCTATAACGGCCACCGCCACTATTATATAGAAAATGTAACGGAAGCGCTGCGGGTCCTTCGCCGGTTCTTCTTTGGTTTCGGTTTTTACGTCAAGCTTGCCGGAGTCCGTCTCTACGACCGCGCTGTCCCGTGTCTCCTGGGTCGTCGTCTGGGTCCCGGCCTGGGTCTCCTTCCGGATCGTCAGGGTTTCCTCGCTCTTAAGCGGTCCCGGCGTCCCCGGTTCTTTGGCCGCCGTGCCGGTCGTGTCCGGCTGCGGCTCATAGTATTCCCGGCGGGTCCATTCTATTTCCGTAAGGTCGTGGCGGAAGCTGTCAAGCTGCACCGCTATCTCCTGGCGGACGGTCTCCTGGATCTTGCGGTTCCATTCCTCCTGCGTCCTTGTGCTGGTCTGTACCTTCCGGAAGGTTCCGCAAGCGGTCAGCGCAAGGGCGCAAGCAAGGAAAAGGGAAAGTTTCGCGGCGGTCCTCATGGCTATTCCTCCGCGTAGGTGATCGCGTCAAGGCGGCGGAGCCACCCCTTCAGGAATTTCCGGTTTGCCGGGCGGCTTACGCATATAGCGTTGAAGTATGCCCGGCGGGCGTCGTGGATCCTCTTGAAGATGGCGCGGGTGTCGCCGTCGTTTACGGCTGCTAAGGTCTTAGGCCCCACTATTCCATCAACCTTAACGCCGAGGGCGGCCTGCGCCTTCGTAACCCCGTAAAGCCCTGAACCCCACACCCAGTCTACAAGCAAAAGCGCTAAAGACTGGTTTTTTATCTGGTCCGCCTTCCAACGGTCCCAGAATAGGCTTTTAAGGATGTCGCGCCATTCTTCAAAGGAAATGTTTACAAGCTCCCGGACGGAAGGGGCCGGAAGGCCCTTTTTCTTCCGGTATGCCGTAAACGTCGCAAGGGTGACGCCGCATTGCGTGTGTCCGCCCAGGTCGTCCGGGTCGTTCGCGTAGCCCTTAAGCTTCGCTTTCTCGAACTGCTCCTTTGCGGGCAGACCTGCGTACTTGCTGGAAAGCCCGGCTTCCCAGCGAAGTATGAACGGAATAATTTTATTTACGTCTGCCATAATTAGGGAATTTGCGCCCCCTCTGCAGGGGCTGTTTCTGTGGATCCGTCGCCGTCCGGCTTGCTCTGCTGAATAATCGCAAGGGCGGCGGCCAGGACGTCCCTGGCTCCGTCCTCCTGCATCAAGCGTCGCAAGTCCGCGGCGGCCGCCTGGATCTTCGCCTGCTCCTTTTTGTCGTTTTTCTCGAAAATGGACTTAACTTCAATAAAGCAAATAAAGCAAGCGCCCGCGGCGGTTATGAACGGAAGGACCGGAATATGGTAGCCGTAAACGTGGTTTAATAGCCCGCATATAAGCATGGCTAAAGCGTCGATAACGGTAACGGCCAGAAGCATGTTAAAGTATCGGCAGAATTTGTCCACGGTCTTGCGGAAGCCGGCGGAAGATCTGTATTCTCCGCGGGCCTTCGCCTTCCTTATCCCGGCCCAAAGGTCCAGGAAGATGGAAACGGCTACAAGCAAGTAAATACAAAGTAGGACCACCAGCTGCAGTATAATGGTGGGGAATAATTCTACAAGCATAGCGCGGCCCTCCCTTATTTCTCGAAGTCCTGGGCCACCTGCGCCTTGATTTCCTGAACGTCCTGCAGGAAGGCGGTGTATTTGCCTACGGCTTCGCCGTCCGTGTCCGGGTCAAGGCCCAGGGCGGCGGCGTTGTAGCTGTTAATCAGGTCCAGCTCCTTGCTCTCGCTGTATTTGTCCCGGATGCGGGCTTCCACGGCTTTCTTGTAGTCGGGAACGCCTGCTATTTCTACGGTGTCGCAGTTGAAGTCGGGGCGGCTGGTCTCCTGTCCGTCCGGGCCGATCTCGGTCCGGGTTCCCTCGGTGATGTTGAAATTGTAATGGTAGCGGCCGTTTCCGAGGTTGATAACTTTAGACGGCCGCTCGTTGCTGTTTGTACGCATAGGCTTGGAAAATGTTTAATTTGTGTAATAAGTGCCGGCTATTGCAATATTTCGCCCATCCCCACCATGAGCTGGTTGCAAGCTTGAAAGCCTTTTCCGTAACGCCCCGGCGCTTGCGTAGCTTGGCCAGGCGGCGGCAAAGGTTCTGTTTTATGCTCTTGCGCATAAGCGTGTAACCGTGAAAAAATACATAGCCTAAGAAGTCAATACCGCGCGCGGCTACGGGGAACACCTGCCAGTTGCGCTTTACTTCAAGCTGCATCCGGGCCATGTAGTCCTGAATATCCCGCAGAAGGGCGTGTAAAAATGCTTTATCGCTGGAAAGGATGACTATATCGTCGGCGTAGCGGAAATAATGCTTTACGCGCTTCGCTTCCTTGATCCAGTGGTCGAAGCCTGAAAGGTAAATATTAGCAAAGAACGGGGATAAATAGTTCCCGATCGGGATGCCCTTCCCGGGCGTCGTGTCCGCGTCCGGTTTCCCGTTCTTATTGGCTATAACCTGCGGCGGGAGATCTGTGCTGTCGATTATCCCGTCAAGCAAGGCCAGCAGGCGGCGGTCCTTAATCTTGCGCCGTATTTCCTGCTTCAAAATGGCGTGAGCCATCTCCGGGTAAAAGTGCCGGATATCAAGCTTTAGGCAGTAGCGTGTCCCTTCCGGGTCCTCCTTCAGGGCCTTCTGTACCTTCTTGGCGCAGGCGTGAATTCCCCGCCCCTTAATGCAGCAGAACGTGTCCGCCGTAAAAGTCTTTTCCCAAAGCGGGCCGACCACCTGGATGATGGCGTGGTGGACTATGTGGTCCGGGTAATACGGAAGCTTGGAAATTGTGCGTTCCTTTGGCTCCCTGATCTTAAATATTTGATAGGGACTCGTCTGGAAGGTCCCGTTAATCAAAGCTTCGCGCAAGCGCTGCAGGTTCCCCTCCGGGTCCTTATCGAATAACCGGACGCCGGGGTGGTTCGCCTTGCCCTTCCGGGCGTTTTTCTCCGCCAGGCGTAGGTTTTCCAGGCTCGTTACCTGGTCGAAAAGGTTATTATAGCGTTTCACGTCGCTTTGCTTCACTTTGGGGAGCGTTCGGTGGCCGCCGTCGCCGGCTTCCTCCTACCAGCACCCCGGTTTATGAAAGTATGTTATTTTTTGCCGTGTGGCATGGCCTTTTCCCCCGACCTTTGGGCTTCCCCTCTGTCTTGCTCTCTCCCTCCGGTCAAATAGTTATTTTATAGTGTTCTGCAATTCCGGGAGCCGATGTTCGCATTCGTATTCGTGGGCGCGTTGTTCGTATTCGCGTTCGCAAAGCCGGCATTCGCACCGTTATTCGCGTTACCGCCGAAAAGGACCCCGCAAGGGAAAACAGCCTTTTTTGTCTATTCAAAGTAATAGCGCGTTCCGGATGCCCGCAGCGTTACCTTACGCGGGAAAGCGTTACGTTCCCGGATGCGGTCCAGTACCCACTTAATTTCGCGGGAATTGGTAAAGAATTTCTTAGCCTGGTTTTCCGGGGCGTCCCGCTCCGTCTTAATCTTTACCAAATAGCGGCCTTCGCCGAATTTCGTAGCTACTTCCATGAAGTCAAAGACCCAAAAGCTCGAATTTACCAGCTTTTGCTGCGTTGTTTCGTCGCAGTTGAAGTGCTTATTATTCGGATCTGGTTCTATCTGCAAGAAAGCCAGGCTTCCGTCATCCTGTCCGTTATTGTACATATCCTTTGAAGTAAATAGTTCCTTTTTCTGGGAAAAGCCGCCCGGCCACGATAAGTGGCGCGGGCCGGGCGGCCGTGTTACGTGTTATTCGCGTTTCGGGCTGCGTTACTGCGTTACGGGTATAAAGCAAAGCCGGGAGCCGAAG